GATCAAATAAATAATATATTGATTCGACCAAGGAGGTTCTTATGGACTTAGAAGCAGAATCTATCGTATCGATAGACACTGGCATGTCAGCTGACATTGCCAAATCTTGCAACAAGTTATTGGAGACTCAGAAACAAATATTAACGACTGAAGAAGAACTAAAAAAGTTACGTGATGTTGAAGATATTCTTTCTGAACAAACAATTCCAAACTTAATGCAAAAAGCAGGTGTACAAATGATTAAACTTGATGACGGGTCATCCGTTGAAGTTAAGCCATCGTACAAGGCTCGAATACCTGCATCAAGAACTGAGGAAGCTTTTTCTTGGCTTCGTGAAAACGGTCATGGTGATTTGATCAAGAATCAAGTTATTATGGAGTTTGGCATGAGACAAGACAATGAAGCTAAATCAATTGTTGAAGAGCTAAAAAATAAAGGCCTACCAGTTCAGCAGAAAACAACTGTACACCCAAGTTCCCTTAAAGGATTTGTTAGAGAGCAGATTCAGGATCATGGTAAAGATGTGCCTGCTGATTTATTTGGGGTCTATATTGCAAATAAAACTAAAATAATAACGAAGGAATAATCATGATTGAAAAAATAGACATAGAGAAAAAAGCGATGACGACAAAAAAAGATAACCTACCCTCTACTATTGATTTAGAAGGTATGGCAGGACAAGGTAATGAGTTTGTAACAGCTCGAGATACCAAACTACCTATAATAAAATTATTATATGCTAGTTCACCAGTGTTAAATGATAGAGATCCTAGGTTTGATGAAACTGCATCCCTTGGAGATATCTGGAGTGAAACATCTGGAAGAGTATGGAAAGGCAGAACAGGATTTTTTGCTGCACCATGCTTATTCATAAACACATTCAACGAGTGGAAAGATAAAGGTGAAAGCACAGGAAGACCTGTAAAGATTCATACTGATCCTGCTGTCATGAGTGAAACTAAAAGAGAAATGGATGGTAAAGACAGATTGCCAAATGGTAATTATGTTGAGGACACTGGAAACCATTTCATTTATATCTTAGATGAAAACTATAATGTTGTTGAACAAGCATTGCTTACAATGAAATCAACACAGAAGAAAAAATCTAAGATGTGGAATTCTATGATTGGTTCTAGAAGAGTAAAAGGTAAGAATGGATTTTACAATCCACCTAGCTTTTCTCAAGTCTACAAAATATCTACGACTAAGGAATCTAAAGGAGATTACACTTGGTCTGGTTGGGTTGTAGAGTTTGCTGACATCATGTCTCCAGATAAACATTTAAAAACTTTAGAGGCAACTCAAGGTTTTTATAAGTCTGCTATGACAAGTGATATCTTTGGAAAAGTAGATTTCTCTTCGGAGACTCAAGCTCAAGGTAACAACCAAGCTAATAAAGAAGCTGTTCCATTTTAAATTATCATGGAGCAAAAACTCTTAAAAATATTTGAGGGTAATTCTAATCTCTATCTCACTACTTCTCCAACTGGAGAGGTAGATGATAGAGGTAAGGTTGAGGTTAAGTGTCTTACGATACATAAACCAATTACTCTTGAATTATGGAAAAATCATTTAGAAGGTAAACAAAGAATAGGAACACAGCCAGAGAAAGGTGATGTATGCAAATGGGGATGTATAGATATAGACCCACAAAGTTACAAAGATTATTCACAAAAAAAAGTTATAGATATATTAAGAGATAATCAATTACCATTGGTCCCGGTAAGATCTAAGTCTGGTGGCCTACATTTATTTTTATTCTTAGACGATTGGTATTCAGTTAAAGATGTTTTGAAAAAACTAAATGAATGGAATAAAAATTTCTTTCAGGCATTAGAAGTATTTCCAATGAATAAGTGTATGAATATGCCTTACTTCAATATGAATGCTACAACTGAGTTTGCTTATAATGATCAGAATACACCAGTAATGATTGGTGCATTCTTAGAAATGGTTAAGAATAAAACAATATCTTTAAAAGAACTTAATAATCTAAAAGTAAAAGAATATGAACCAGAGAGTGATTGGAAACATTATCCCCCATGTATTCAAAAAATGATTATGGATAAATGGTCTGGTAGTCACAGGAATGATTTACTTTACAACGTTGGTGTTTTGGAGATGAAAAAAGCTGACGGTAATATTAATGCAAAAGATATGAGTGATATATTACAAAAAAGAAATCAAGAGTTATTTGTAACACCGATGGATCCAAAAGAAGTTGAGGCATCTGTTGCTAAATCAGTTGTTAAAAAAGATTATAATTATAAATGTCCGCCTAAGCTTAATGCTATTACACCTATATGTAATAAAGACTTATGTAAATTGAGAAAGCTTGGTATTGGTTCTCAAGTTCCAGATATGATTGATGACTTTGAAGATGTAGAGTTTGTTAGATCTACTAAATCAATTGAATATACATTTAAGTTTCAAGATGAGAAGATAATAATTAATCCAGAGGATATGAAAGATGAGAAATCTTTTAGAGTTAAACTATTACGCTATGGAATCTATTGGATGACATTACCTAAACCTAAGTCGGGTCCTTCTCCTTTTGAAATGCTTATGGCTACTTTAGTTAGGAAAGCAGTAGAGAATGAGAAGATGAAATTTAAAGATACATTAGATGAAGAGAAATATAACTTTCTTAAAAAATTCTTTGAGAGCCATATTGAAGAAGATGACTTTGAAAAACTACAGGATAACTATGTTGTATTAGATTCTAAAACTAATATTTGTTATTTTAAAAAAATTACTTTTGAGAAATTTTTAGGAAATGATAAAACATTTAAGAGTGCTAGTGAAGCTTTGAATCTTTTAAACTGTAGTAGATTAGATTATCATGAGGGGGTTAAAAATGTATGGTCAGTTATGATGCCTAAGTTTGTTGAATATAAAGTAGTTGAGAAAAAAGAAACTAATCAAACCCCATCGGAAATGGATGACGCATACCACACAGGAAAGTTTAGAACTTAAGGTACTTAAAGATCTTTACCATAAGACGGTGAAGATTTTTGGTCCCCCAGGTACAGGTAAAACATATACTTTAATTGAGAGAGTATTAAAAAGTTATTTAAGAAAAGGTATTAGTCCAAGTGATATAGCTTATTTATCTTTTACTAACAAAGCAGTGAACACTGCCGTCAAAAGAACAATGGAGTCTTTTCCAAATTATAGTACAGAGGACTTCTCAAGATTTAAAACTCTACACACTTATTGTAGAAGATATTTTACAGAAGATGTTTTTGATCCTAAAGATTGTACAATTGATTTTGCCTTACAAACTAAAGTAATTAAGTCTTCAGATAAAAGATTAGCTGATAATAACTTTATGTATAAGGATTGGTCTCTAGGAGTTTATAGTAAGTCTAGAAATTTATTAATCTCTCCAGAAGAAGCTTACAAAATGGAGAGTTATAAAAAAGATTCACTTACAGTTTTTCAAAGAAAGATAAGTACTTATGAACATTATAAAGCTAATGCAGGAGAAAAATCTTTTATAGACTTTGATGATATGATTCAAAGAGCAATAACAGAAGTAGACTTCCCTTCTCTTAAAGTTTTAATATTAGATGAAGCTCAAGATTGCACACCCTTACAGTGGTCAGTGTTATATAAGATGGCACCTAAGGTAGAGAGAATATATCTAGCAGGAGATGATGATCAAGCAATATACAAATGGAATGGAGCTGATCCAAAATATTTTACAAAATTTTTCCCAGGCCGAAAAGTAAAATTAAGAAAGACTCAAAGATTTGGAGAAGCTATCCATAGTTTCTCACAAGTTATTAGAAGAGGGATAAGAGATAGTGAAGAGAAAGAATATCAGTCTGGAGATTCTAAAGGATCTGTAAAAAGTTATTTATCATTTAAAGAAATACCATTTGAGGCATTAAAAGAAGATTGGTATATCTTAGGACGTATTAATGAAACTGTAAATGAACTTAGGATGTTAGCTAAGGATGCAGGTTTATATTACAAAGATAATAAGGGCACAAAATGTTTTGATCAAAAACAATGGGAAGCTATTAAAGCTTGGACTACTCTTAGTAAGGATAAGAAGATAGATAAGAAAGCAGCACGTAATATGGTTAAGTATATAAGAGAGCTAGAAGACCCTGAATTTAGATCTGATAAATTTTGGAGAGCAGAACCAGATCTTAAAGATTATGATTTCCAAACATTAAAAGAATGGTGTGGCCTAACACTAGAAGATAATCAAAAAAATAAACCTTGGTATTGGATACTGAGAAGAAATTTTAAACCAAAACAAATAAGACATTTTATTAGATTGTTAAGACGTTATGGACAGAAAGAATTAGATAGAGATCCATTAATTACAATTGACACTATTCATTCTGTTAAAGGTGGAGAAGCAAATCATGTAGTCTTATATAGTAAAGGTAACTATCCATCTGACTATGCTAACAAGAATAAACAAGAAAAAAGTGATGAACGTAAGGTCTGGTATACCGGTGCAACAAGAGCAAGAAAAACTTTACATCTACTGAGAACTGACTATAAGTTTAACTACCCAATAGGTTCAGATTATTTAATTTATGTCCTGGAGAAAAATGACAAATAAAGATATGTTCGATGAAAATTTTCCCGATGCTAAACAAGTAGGAGGCAAGCACTATAAACAATTTATAATTCAACCATGGACGTTTATTAGAAAGAATGGCCTTAATCCATTTCAAGCAAATGTAATAAAATATGTTTGTAGATATTTAACTAAAGGTAAAACAGTTGAAGATATAGAGAAGATAAAACATTATTGTGATTTAGAGATACAACATCTAGAAGAGAAAAAATTAGATATGGGTATTTGGGGAGATAAAAAGAAATGAAAACAATTAGAGATTATGTGTTAGTCACACAAACTAGAAAAGCTATTCGAATAAGATTAGAGAATGGTTATTGTATATGGTTACCTAAATCTGTAATTCATAATGCAAGCAAAGATCATATTACAGTAGATGCAGGTATTTATCAGAACAATTTGAATGAAGCTATTTTAGATAAACACAACAAAGAACTTAAATTTTTAAGATCATTAGAAACAAACAAAAGTAAATTATATGAACGGACTACAGCTTACCCTAACGTTTAAGAAATCAATGTGGAATACACCATTAGAGTATAAAGATTTATCTGATGCAACTGAGATTGCAATTGACTTAGAGACTAGAGACGATGGTATTAATGAAAAGCTTGGAGCTGGTTGGGCTTTAGGTAAAGGAGAGATAGTTGGTTTCGCAGTAGCTGTTGATGGTTGGAAGGGCTACTTTCCTTTTGGTCATTTAGGTGGAGGTAACATGATACCTGAACAAGTAAAAAAATATATGAAAGATGTATGTGCACTTCCTTGTCCTAAAGTATTTCATAATGCTCAGTATGATGTTGGTTGGTTAGAAGCATCAGGGATCACGGTTCACGGCCCTATTATAGATACCATGATAGCAGCAGCACTAATAGATGAGAATAGATTTTCTTATTCATTGAATGCATTATCAGTAGATTATCTTGGAGAAATAAAAGCAGAGACAGAATTAAGAGAAGCTGCAGCAGCTCACGGTATAGATCCTAAAGCAGAGATGTGGAAGTTACCTGCAGAACATGTTGGTTACTATGCAGAACAAGATGCAGAACTTACATTGAAGTTGTGGCAAAGATTTAAACAAGAGATAAGAATACAGAGTTTAGAAACGGTGTGGGAGTTAGAACAACAACTAATTCCGGTACTAATAAAAATGCGTCAACGAGGTGTGAGAGTCCAAGTGGAATCAGCTGAAAAATTAAAAACAGAAATGATGAGCCAAGAAAAAGAAATACTACAGGCCATAAAAAAAGAAACAGGAATAGACATAGATATTTGGGCACCCCGCCAGATTGCCAAAGCTTTTGACAAAAAGAAATTAGACTATCCAAGAACTGAAAAAACAAAAGAACCTTCCTTTACACAAAATTGGTTGATAAATAATAAGAATAAAATAGCACAACTTATTGTTAGTGCAAGAGAGATCAATAAATTTCATAGCACATTCTTATCTTCTATTCTAAGATACCAAGTCAAAGGTAGAATTCATGGAGAGATACAACAACTAAGATCTGATCTTGGAGGGACTGTATCAGGTAGACTATCTATGAGTAATCCTAATTTACAACAAGTGCCAGCCAGGAACAAGGATCTTGGTCCTAAGATTAGGTCTCTATTTATTCCAGAAGAGGGCTACCAATGGGGCTCATTTGATTACTCGCAACAAGAACCACGAATGACGGTTCACTATGCAGCATCTATTGGAGACAATGGATATGAAGGGGCACAAGAATTAGTAGAAGCCTATAGGAATGGTGATGCAGACTTCCACCAGACAGTTGCAGACCTAGTAGGTATTGAAAGAACTCAAGCAAAAACTATTGGCCTTGGTATTATGTATGGAATGGGTAAGAATAAGTTAGCCTTATCTTTAGGAGTTACTAAGGATGAAGCGGATCAATTGATTGTTAAATACAATAAGAAGGTTCCATTCATTAAAAAATTATCAGATAGATGTAAAGTTGCTGCAGATGAAAAAGGAGTTATCAGAACTAAAAAAGGTAGGAAGTGTAGGTTTGATAAATGGGAGACAAGAGATTTTGGTCTCCACCAAGCGGAGAAGTATGAAGACGCTGTTGCTAAGTATGGTAGAAATAATATTAAGAGAGCCTTTACTTACAAAGCTTTGAATAGATTAATTCAAGGATCCTCAGCTGATCAAACTAAACAATCTATGTTGGATTGTTATAATGCAGGACACTTACCTATGTTACAAATACATGATGAACTTTGTTTTAATATTAAAGATGATGCTCATGCAAAAGATATTAAAAAAATAATGGAAGAGTCAATTGATTTTAAAGTTAAGTCTGTAGTAGATGTAGGACTTGGAAAGAGTTGGGGTGATGCAAAATAGAAATATGCCTAATAATAACAATGACTTGATTGCTTATTGTGCAGGATTATTTGATGGTGAAGGTAGTATTAATTACGCAAAATATAAATGTAATAAACCAAACGGTAAGACTTATTTAAAATGGAATGTTGCAATGGAAGTTGCCATGACAGATTTAGATTGTATTAAAAACTTTTATGATATTGTTGGAGTAGGAAGCATTCACTTCAAAGGTATTGGTAAAGGATCTCTAGGTAAGAAGGACCAATGGAGATGGAGGTGCTCTCATCAAAAAGCATTGTACCTAGCAAAATTATTTTTACCTTATAGTACAGTTAAAAGGCCTAAACTATTAGCTATAATAAATCACTATGAGTTCGTTAAGCCGAAAGAATCCCTAGGGAAAAAGTTTGATTTTATAAAACCTAAAAAAACTTAACCTGTTGCAGCTAAATTTTCTTGAACATCTTGGTATTTTAATTGATTTCTAAGAGATTTAATTTCACTCTCAGTTGCCAACATTTCAGTAGTACAACCACCATGGGTCATTAGACTAGCTGTCCATTGATGCTCTTTGTGTTGAAGCTTTTTTATAAGCTCCACTTTTTCTTTACTTAACATTTACGATCTCCTCGTATGTTACGTGAAGTCTGGAGTTGCCGGTGAAACCATCTTTAATAACTTCAACGGTGCCATTCTCCACTTGTTCGGACACCTTAAGTATCGCTTCTTTACAATCGTTTGCTTCAACTACTTGGTCTAATTGCAAACCTCCCATGCATGCTTTGATACGATAAGCTGTCATAAGATATTATAGGATATTTCGAAGGTCTGGTCAATAACCAAGCCCTCATTGTCAATAGCTAAACAAGATACATCATAAGAGGCCATAGAGCCCCCTAATGCTTCGATCTCACCTTTTTGAGCTGTACCTATAGCCTTAGCTGTAGATCTACATGTGGTGGCATCTGAGAGATCATTTATAAGGTATTGATTACACTTTGTTTCATTGTTTGGGTAAGTTAAGCAAAAGGTGTACATAAGAATAAATTTAATCATATTAAACTTCTAATATTTTTCGACAAACAAATTTTGTATAAATTTCATGTTCATTTACTTCTTTTTTACCAATTTCTTGAAGGATGTCTATAGACTTTTTATACCCATCTATATGACAGGTATATATATCTTCATAAGGTTTTTCAATTTGAAGGGGAGGCATACAGGTATTTGCAGTTATTGAACAAACATAAATTATTAAAATTATTTTCATTGACTTTTAATTACATCCCATGTAATTAAGATATCATAATAAAAAGTAACTAACAATAGGATACATATGAACACAAGTGAATGGAGAGACATAGTAAAAGAAGCTAATGATGGTATCAAAGCTTTAGGTGAAGAGGTAGTTGCACTTAGAAAAGAAAACAAAGAACTTAAGAAACAAGTTGCTAACCAACCTTTACTACTAACAGAGGATATGGAAATTAAAACACCAACAGATGGAAGAGAGTTAATATAATGGACATAAATAAATGGAGATCAGTAGCAGTTAAAAAAGAAGATTATTTATTATTAAAAAAAATATGTGAAGATAAATACAGAGCGCCAGGAGCTATGGTATCTAAGCTAATACATAATCATATTGAGTATGAAGCTAAGAAAAACAAAACTCCAATAGAAGTCTTTAAAAGAAAACTATTAACGGGGATTTAAAATATGATAACGGAAGATGATTTAAAGAGAGTTGATAGTAGAGTTAAAGCAAAAGAACTTTTCACCATTGAATTAGATCATGCTACTAACACTCTTACCCTTACCGTAAATGGTAAGGTAATGAATATAGCTAAGACATATAAAGCAGAACCTTTGTTTGAAAAAATGTTAAAGATTGCAAAATTTAAATTCTTGAAGATGAGGGATGAGAAAAGAAAGGAGTTTATTGAAAATTAGTATGGGAGGGTCCTATAAAAAAAGTTATTGCAGGGCTATCTCAGTTTGCTAAGTTTAGCAGAAAATAACCAAGAGGTAAAAAATGACAAATGATTATAGAGTTAAAATAACAATAAGAAACGAACGAATACTAAAACTAATTGAAGACCAGGGATATGTTAGTGTTAGAAAATTTTGTGAAGCACAAAAAATAGAATACCAAAGAACAACAGAATTAATTAGTGGTAAACTTAAACCCGTTAAAGATAATGGTGAGCTATCTTATACATGTAGCCAACTATTAAAAGTTTTAGGGGCGGAGTTTGAAGATTGCTTTACACCTAGACAAATGAAAGGATTTAATAAAAGATCTTTTGAAATTAAAGTTAAAGAAGAAAGTCTTAAAGCGCTTATTAGCCCAACTGTTAATCAAGAGATGAAAATGATTGAACAGGATGCAAAGAATAATATTCGTTATGCAATTGAGATGGGCCTTGAACCTAGAGAAGCTGCCATGCTTAAAATGAAGTTTGGCTTTGATGATGGCCATGAACAAACGTTAGAACAAATTGGTACAACTTTTGGAGTATCTAGAGAAAGAGTTAGGCAGATCATTGCTAAGGCTAAACGTAGAATGTCTCATCCAAGTGTTATGAGACAAATATTAAAAGCAGGAGCAGATGAAGTGTTTAATATACAAAATTTACCTAATCATTTAAAAAGACTTAAAAAAGAAAATGATGCGGATATGGATATGGATGACTCTTTTTTAGAACGGTTAAGTAAAAAACATTTAAACTAATGAATATTAATTTATTTAAAATAAACAAAATGAAAAAGGTTGGTCGATGGCTAGATGTGAGCTCAGTTGCCATTGATCTTTGGGAACAATACAATCCAATAGGCAAGATATATTTAGGATTAGAGAAAAGACAACAAGCAGCAGACGCTAGAGATAAATTTGTAAGGACTAGAATGAAGACAAGGCCCGGCTGGAGAATGATGTTCCTAAGATACGAACAATCCTCTAAAGCATTAGACTTAATTAATTATATTTTAAAAAGATATCTTAGATCTAAAAAATAATTTCTACCTCTCTTGTACCCACGACCCATATTAATTTATACTATACACTTGCAATGTATGGAAAAATTTAATACTAATAAGCTAGGCAAACTCTCTAAGTGTAAGGGATGTAAGGGGTTGGGTTGGATACTTCTTACTGATAAAAAAAATTACACTGAGTGCATCATTTGCAATTCTTCAGGAACCACGTATCACGGACCAAGCGGCATAGAAAAAGAAGCTCAACAAACTTTATTATTTAAGAAAGCGTGGGATTATATTAATGGCAAAGAAAAAGGATGGTATCACTGATTTAACTAAAACTTTAGTTAGTGCTGCTCAAAAATTTAACGATACTGAATATAATAGATTACAACACCTAATCTTTGCGTTACTCCATGGAGTAAACTATGGCTACACTTCAATGGATCAAAAATTCTTAGATGACTCATCTGACATATATTTTCTACACAAGGACAAAGAACTTTCTAAACAATTAATTAAAACAAAAAAAAATAAATACAAAGACAACGTAATTCAACTTAAAGATTTTAGTAGAGGAGCCGTTAATGACAATGGCTGATAACTACACAAAAGCAGAAGCACAACTAGATTTCCAGGATTTATCCGACCATATTGCAGAAGAAAATTTGCAAGGCGCAGCCATCACAATATTAATTGATGATGTACACGAACACTTTGAGGTCGCCACTCGATTAAAATTTAAAAAATCGAAAGGCCATTATCGTGATCTACTCAGTAGACTTATTAAAACTTATGGGCACTAGCATAGCTGCTGATATTGTTGCAGACAATCATGTTTGCAATGAACAGAAGTTATGGAGGCACGTTATATTGAATGCGTTTGAAGATACTAAAGTTATGTCTGGAGAACGTAAGTCAAGCTTACAAAAATGTGATGCTCATTTCTGGATTGCAAAATCATTAGACTTTGAACAGATCTGTTGGTGGGCCGGTTGGGAACCTGATAACGTTCGATATAGATATTACAAAGCGTTAAAGAGTGGAGATATAAAATTTAAGAGAAGACATTTCTTATGGCATCAATATGATTTGTTGTTTCAAAGATTAAAGGTTGAAGGAGATTTAGACAAGAGACGTGAACTAAGACGTAATGTTGAGAATAAGCGTAGACAAATAATGCTTGCCGATAATGTTTATGTGGACCACTTTAAAAAAGATTTGGGTATTGAGATTTAAACTGCAGTCCAGGGAGCAATCTCTAAACTGCAGCAATCTAATTAACTAACCAAAAGGACATGCAAATGAGAAACATATTCTTTGTATCAATACTATTAAATTATTAGTTGTTTGTCAAAGGTTTAACTTTAGAGATGTTTTATTTAGGGTTACTTATTATTTATTCGTGAGACCTGGTGCGATTTATTTAAGTAATTTTTTCGAGATGATTTTTTAAGGGTTACTTATTAAAGGTCAATGGTTCAGTGACCACGACCCACGGCTCAGGGTTCCTGAATTCCTAGTACGTTTCCTTAGAAAAAAAAAATAAAAAAAATATTTGTAGGGGTTTTTTACTGGGAAACTAGGAAAAACGTTGATATATAACACTTCTAGAGCATTTTTCACTAGGAAAACACTGGGAAGATTCCTAGTAGTTCTGGGAAAAAAAATACAGAGAGGCCATTTTCTGCTAAAAAAAAATAAAAAATATATTTGTAAGGAAGTGTACTAGGAAAAAATATGATATAACAGGTCAAGATGGCAAAAAAGAAAAACATTTTGAAATCAAGTTCTGAGCTAACACTTAAACAAAAAGCGTTTGTAGATATATATGTTGGTAATTGGGGAGAGATATCAAAAGTAGAAGCCGCTAAAAGAGCTGGGTATACATCCGATAAACCTCAGGGACCCACCGAGATTGCAAGTAGACTTACCGATCCAAACAAAAATCCTCATGTTGTGCGTTATATGGAAATGAAATATAGCCAGGAACTAAAGAAGCATGAAGGGGATAAATTAAGAAAGTATAAAAATTTTGAACGTCTAAGTAAAAAGGCGGAAGACAAGAAACAATTTGGCCATGCTATAAATGCAGAATATCGTAGTGGACAGATGGCAGGATTTTTTATAGATAAGAAAGAAGTAACCCATGTTGGATTGGAGGGAATGAGTCGTGAACAACTTGAAAAAAGGTTATCCGAACTTGAAGGAAAAATCGGAGAAGCCAAAAATATCATTGACGTTACGCCAGACAAAATTAGTGAGTGAAGGTAATTTTATGACAGTGTTTAACGAAGTTCATAATAGTCATTTAAATTCATCTGTTGGTATTGTTTCAATTTTAATAGATAATAAAAATGAATAATAGACTATGCATATGGGATAAAATGAATAATAGACTATGCATATGGCATTAAATGAAAAGCTGACTATACATATGGGATTATATGAAAACTAAAAAAATAAAAAAAGGATCTAAAATTTTAAATTTTAATTTTAAAAATCTAGACAATAATATTTTAGATTATCCCTTTGTAGAAATAAAGTGGCTTGATATTGAGGGTGATAGTGGTTGGTCAGATACTAAAAGTTTGAACAAAGAAAAATTACCAACGTGTGTTTCTAAAGGTTATTTATTATCTCAATCAAAAGGTATTACAAGAATTTTTACTGATTATATAGAAACCAAAAATAAACCTACGTTTGATAATATTGGTAATACTACAATAATTCCAACGGCAGTAATTCAATCAATTAAAGAAATAAAAATTTAATTTAATCTTGTATTAATTTTTTTAACGTATATCTCTGGTGCTATGGATAAGTTTTTAGCATTTATTATCAGAGCACTAGTTTTTTACCCTTTACCCTTTGTAATAGTCGCAGTTTTATTAGCTTTTTTACTATAATTTTTTATTTGACATCTATTTTATAATATCATATCTTCATGGGATATGTATAAATTAACAATTAAAAAAAGGAGCAATTAAAATGGGCTACACTAATTACTGGCATAAATATAACGACTTTACCGATACAGAATGGAAACAAATCAAAGAGGAATTTAGCTATATCAAAACAGTTGTTGGTCATTTAATTGAAGACCAAAGCACAGAAGATATAATTAAGTTTAATGGTGTTGGAGATAATGGACATGAAGATTTTTATCTTAACAAAGAAGCAAAAACACCCTTTGATAAAACTTGGGCAGGGCAAGACGTGTCTTTTGATTTTTGCAAAACTAAAGAAAAACCTTATGACATAGCCGTATGGTACTTATTAACTTTTATTAATAGGATTTGTCCACACTTTGCCATAAGCAGAGATAGATAACTTATGTGGTGTACAACAATAGGAATGTATTTAAATTTATCCTGCTTGACTTTTTTAGGTCAAATAAAAAAGCCACTTACAAAATTTTTGTTTGTTTTTTATTAGTATTAAAACATTAAATAAAAACAATCAGAGTGTCCTCTGGAAGTTAGCC